TTAAATGAGCGTTTTTCTTTTTAAATGTGTATATATCGTTTAACGATACAATAAAAACATTAAAAATGATACTCAGTACACTTAAAAACGTGATATTTTGGTATTAGGAAAAGTGTAAAGAGGGTATCAAAGCCCTCTTTTTTGTTAAGGAGGAACCATGAAATACAAATTTAGCGAATTAGATAAAGGGAAATGTTTTTATATTGAATCTGATAAAACCCCAAAGATAAAGACCACCCAGGGGGGTGAGTATAACAGCCATAAACCATATAATGCTGTAGACATTGAAACTGGAGTTCATTGGCATATAGATGATGATACTGAAATTAATTTTCTAAGCATGATTTATTTTGAAAATAGGTAAAGCAATGAGCAATCCTAAAAGACCAGATAGAGATGGTACACACAGATCGGCTTTAAATAAAAATAAAAAGAGGATATATGCAACCCAAAAGATTTGTGCGATCTGTGGCAAACCTGTTGATTTTTCTTTAAAGTTTCCTCATCCATTATCTCCTTCGATTGATCATATCATTCCGATTGATAAGGGTGGTCATCCATCAGACATAGAGAATCTACAGCTGGCTCACTTCACTTGCAATAGGGCTAAGTCAAACAAGATTGAAAATGTACAAAATTTCAAAGCTCAAGAAATTTTATCAAACAGAGTGCTTCCTCAAAGTTGTGATTGGCATTCATATCACGATTAATTTTTTATACTAAAATTTTGCGTTTGAAAATAAAAATTATTGCTAGGGGGGTACCCACCCACCCCCATATAAGGCTGGAACTTCCCGCCGTCACTGTGAAAAAAAACACACGCTAAAAGAAAGGATTTTTTAAATGAAACAAAAAGGCATTGATTATTTAAGAAGAAAGCTAATTTTAAAGAGAAATAGGGTTAAATTGCGCTATAGTTTTTATGAAATGAAGCATACAGCAAGGGATTTTGGCATTTCATCACCTCCAGATATGAGGATGTGGATGTCTGTACTAGGTTGGTGTGGAAAAGCGGTAGATTCTTTGGCAGATAGATTACAATTTAGGGAATTTGAAAATGATAATTTTGATTTAACTAGTATTTTTCTAATGAATAATCCAGATACTTTCTATGATTCTGCTATTTTATCTGCTTTGATATCGTCTTGCTGTTTTATTTATATCTCAAAAGACACAAATGGCTATCCTAGATTGCAAGTAATTGATGGTGGAAACGCAACAGGAATTATTGACCCAATAACAGGTTTATTATTTGAAGGTTATGCTGTTTTAGAAAGAGATTCAGAAACCTTGCAGCCAACAATTGAAGCTTATTTTGAATCAAATAGAACAACAATTTTAAGAAAAGGAGAAAAAGCCGAATATTATAATCATTCGGTTCCTTATCCTTTGCTAGTTCCAATTATTTACCGCCCTGATGCTGTTAGACCTTTTGGACATTCAAGAATTTCTAGAGCTTGCATGTCTTTGGTTGATTCTGCAGTTAGAACTATTAAACGCTCTGAAATTTCTGCAGAATTTTATTCTTTTCCACAAAAATATGTGGTTGGAACAGACCCAGATGCAGAAAGATTGGAGAAATGGAAAGCTTCAATGTCTTCTTTAATTGAAATTACAAAGGATGAAGACGGAGATAAACCTACTTTTGGACAGTTTCAACAGCAAAGTGCAACACCTCACTTAGAACAGCTAAAGATGTTTGCTTCATTATTTGCTGGAGAAACAGGTTTAACTTTAGATGATTTAGGTTTTTCTACTGATAATCCATCTTCGGCAGAAGCAATTAAAGCAAGCCATGAAAATTTAAGATTATGCGCTAGGAAAGCACAAAGAAATTTTGGTTCTGGCTTATTAAATGTTGGTTATTTGTCTGCTTGTTTAAGAGATGATTATCCATATCAAAGAAGGCAATTATATTTAACCAAACCAAAATGGGAACCTGTATTTGAACCTGATGTAAACACGTTATCTTATATTGGTGACGCTGCGATTAAGCTTAATCAAGCTATACCTAATTATCTTGATAAAGATAATTTAAGGGATTTAACAGGAATTGTAGGAGGCGATAATGGCACAACAAACGGATATCTCACCTTCGATACTGAAGAAGATGAGCATGGAGTACCGTCAGAGTTATAACTCCAATTCTGAAATCAAGGAAATCGTAAGAAAAGTTAACTCAGGCAAAGCAGATTATCAAGATGCTGAAAAATACTCTCAATTATTAGGAACGATAGCTAACGATGCAATAAGTAGTGTGTCTTCAGAAGATTTGCCGAATGGGAGAATGTATTACAATATTGCCCAAAAGACTATTGAACCAATATTAAAACAAAGTTATTCGCTATCAAGTAAAGTGTGTAAAGATGTTCAAAATACTTTAAATCAATCGGCAGGGATTGGCATGAAGGCAGTGGTTCCTAATTATGATGAATATAGAGCTAATGGCATTCTAAATTTAGCTAGCATAGCAGAAAATTATGATGATGTTAAAAATCAAGTAGGAACTTTGGCTGAAGTATTTACATCTAAGGTGGCTGATAATTCAGTTAAAGAAAACGCCAAGTTTCAATATGAAAGCGGATTAAGCCCTAAAGTAGTAAGAGTAAGCGCTAATGATTGTTGTGATTGGTGTGCTGAAGTTGCTGGAACATATGATTATGCAGAAGTAAAGGCATCAGGCAATAATGTATGGCGTAGGCATGAAAATTGTATGTGTAGCGTTTACTATGATCCAGGAACAGGAAGAAGGCAGAATGCACACACTAAGGAATGGGTAAATTCTGAAGAAAAACAGGAAAGAGTAGACTTTGCGAATCAAATTGATATCGTTCATGAAATTAAGGAAGATGAAAGAATTAACAATATTGAACCTGATTTTTATGTTGGTTTAAATGGTAAAGTTTTAGAGGCGAAATATAAATATTGGATTGGCGAAAACAAAAGAAATTATTATCTAAATAAAGCAAAATCTGTCGAAACTGTAACAATTATCAATGAATTGTACAGACCAGGTTCATTTATAGGTGATGGAGGTACGGCTGCGATAAGAAAATTTGAAAAAGAAACCAGCCTTAATTGTGGAAGAATCCTGAAAAACGGGGAGGTTGGGAACCATAAAAAAAAGGTTCAAGACAGCGTGAAATGGATTCAACGCATTTTATTGCAGGATATTCCTTCGGATGATAAAATTCTTTTAGAAGAATTGCTCGATAAATTAAAGGAGGTTGATGAATGATGCTTAAATATGAAACTCTTATTCAAGATGCATGTAATACATTGCCTAACTTTAAAAATGTTTATATATCAATGACCAACGAAGGAAAAATTCTAAGTCTGGAAGATGGATCACATATTGTTTTCGGATTGGTGTTTAATCCTTTAATTACTGAATTTATACAAAAAGACACAAGCGAAAAAAAACAATATTTTGATTTTTTGGAACAAATGGCATCATCTGATGATATTTCGGTTGGAGAAATATGTGACTTTACTATAATGGAATATTTGTGTAGTAAGTTTAAAGATTCAGATATATATCCGTATTTCGGTGAGAATACGAAGAAGAGTTTCTTCGCAATACGGCAATATATTGGCGATAGAAATTCTGATGGAAGCCCAAAATATTCATAAGCACTTCGGTGCTTTTTTATTAGGAGGAAATATGGCAAGAGATGATTATTATGTAATTGTTTATAACATTTTAGCTTACCTATATACCCAATTAAAAAACGGTGAAAAAGTTAATCCCGATTTACTTAAAGCTAATAGCAAATATCTAAATATTAATGAAACTTATTGGCTTTATATTTTAGAACATCTATTAAGTTCTAATTATATTGAAAATGTAGTAATAACAAAGCCGTGGGGTAATGAAACAGTTTTTGTTGATTTAGATAACTGCAGAATTACGCCAGAAGGAATTGATTATCTTTGCAATAACAATTTAATGGCTAAAGCAAAGGAATTTTTAAAGGATGTAAAGGCGATTGTTCCTTTTATCTGAGATACTTATATTAGTTTTTATAAAAAATAATAGTTTTTAACAGGAGAAATGATATATGGCATTGATACGAGCGCCGTCTTTTAAATACGGCTAATTTAGGAAAGCAAACACCAACGCAATCGCACATTATTGCTTATGATGAAACACATGGGCAAGAAGCGATAGAACTGTATAAC